TATGAATCTTTACCAAGAGGAACCTATTGGAAGAAGCATAATGGACCTCTTAGGTTATCCGACTCATACCGAGCCCTCAACATAATTCGTGCTAACGAAGATGGTACGTATGAGTATATTAAAAATCGTGCAACCGGCAAAACTCGTAAATTAACCAAGCAAGAAACAGTGTGGTTGTTGCTAAATGTCTGACGAAATCCTATTATGCAAAAACTGCAAACATTCTCGTATCTCACCGATATCTGTGATATGCAGTTATCTTTTTGAATTTAAACAACCCAGTAGTGTTTTCTACACATGTGCCAAAACATTTAGACCTGCCGGCATCGAACTTGATAGGGTGATCGGGCCAGTTAAAACAGCAAGTTCAATGATGTTTTGCAGTAATGAAAGAACCGTTGGAGACTGTGGAAAACAAGCAAAATATTGGCAGCCCAAACATAAGAAAGATTTGTTTAAACTGTTAACGAGGCAAGAAAATGTCTGACTATCTACAAAAATGCGACAAACTATACCAAATCGTAGAGAAATTTATCGACTCGCATGACATTTATTGTGCAGAGACAATATTTCAAACCGATCGAGTGATCGAAGGAGCCTATGACTTTATCTATGAATTATGTAATGTCATGGGTTATAAAGACGTAGAGGACGAGGATGTCTGAATTAGTAGCAAAACCTATAATCAAGAATCAATTTTGGATCGTCACTGATGGTAACAGAAAAGTTGGAAACATTGAAGCCAACAACGCAGGGTACGGGGTACAGGTAAACGGTACCTTCCTTCAGTTCAACAACAAAGAAGAAATCAAAAAGAAGGCGCATATTAGGTTCCAACAGCTTAATGCTGCTAGCCCCCTGCCCACTATCCCATATCCTGAATATCCTACCACTAGTAAGGTATACAACTCGGTTTGTGATGTCACTCGCGGGCTTCACCTTTATACTAAAACCAAGAAGAGCAAATGCTTACATGCTGCTGGGTATTTCGTTATGGAGATGAACGGGGATAAATCCGTTCACTTTTGTCCAAAATACATCTTCATTACCCGCTATCCATACAAAGGCCCATATAAAACCTCAGAGGAAGCGACAAGGCAGATAAATAGTTAATATGGTAAACATTAAACGATTTATAGACAAGGTAGCTGTTGCAGAATCTAAGCAAACCAAAGATTTGGTATTGCCCATCGCTGACGCTCGTGGGTTGCGGGATGAGCTATCTAAGTTGCTATCTGACCTTTATGATATGTCGCATGAACAAAATAAAGCAAAAGAAACTGAAATCGTTCAGGTAGAAATAAAAGGTAAGATGTTCTAATGAGCAGAAACCAACCTAATATATTACTTGAATACGTAGACAAGAAAACATACAAGACAGACCAAATCGTAGAGGCTGCTGGTATTTGGGCTGTGTTCTATGATGACCAACCTATAAATCTAAAGTCTTCGCATTACCTGGCTAGCGAAGCAGCTCCTAAATACAAGAAAACCAGTTTCAGTAATCCCGGTCACGCAAGGAACTTGTGTAGGAAATTGAATGCGCAGTTCAAGACTGATAGGTTCACTGTAGTGTTGATGAGCACCGGGCGAAGGGTATATCCCGATGACCTATCCCAAGACTAAAATTGAAATCGTAAACCTAATACTAAACGAAACAAAGGACGATCCTGACTTTTCTTGGAAGAATACTCCGGCTGACAAGTTAGTGTTTGATTGGTTTATCACCGGGCGAAGTGGTAGTGGGTTGCGGCTTACGGTTGCTGGAGAAAAGGCATTTGCTTCTGCTAACATCGCCCATTATGACTTTGACTTCACTGTGCCGGGTTCACCTAAGTTTAAAGAGGTTGCATGGGGAAATGCATATATCACTCTACTAAATGAAAAGATAAAATGTCCTTATTTTCTGGGAGTTAAACAACCAGGCGACCCAAAATCTAGGCTATATATTAGGATATATGATCATCGAATAGCAATGTTACTCACAATTTACGGAAGTCTGGAAACCTATATTGAGTCATTGAAATAATTATTTTGTTCGCACTTGCAGCATAAATATAGTATCACATTTAGGAGAAAACAATGATGAAACTTTTACTCGAAAATACAGTTGACGCTATCCAAGTATCAAAAAAGATGGTAGTTGACACCTTTGTCAAACATGAAGGGTTAGCAAAGACCTTCAACACATTTGTAGATGCTCAAACTGAATATACCAAGAAGGCAATTGACGCCGGGTTCACCGCATACAATGACGTGTACAAAACAGTAACTGACAAATCATTTTATACTGATGCAGTAAAGTCTATGCAAGAATCTGCAAAGACCTTTCTGAAAACACAGAAGAATCCAACCTAATCAACTGCTAAAATAGGTTTACATTGTCTGTTAATTGTGTTATAAAATAAACACAGTTAAATTAAGGACAGCACATCTGATGGCTCGCACGACATATAAATTACCTAGTTATCAAACTGAGTTCGTTTTTGCTGCTGCGTGTGCTGCTTATCGTGTTAACAACGGGTACATTAAGGTATCGGAATTCAATGATGACGCCGGTACCAGTACTCTCGCTAACAAGGTATTAACTCGCAATTTTCTTGAAGGCATCTTTGATGTGCGAGAAGAAGACCATGTATTAGCTGCTAAGGTGATGGAATATTGCCGCAGTCTAACCTTCAAGATACTGACCAACAAACCGCTTAATGAGTTCGAACAGAATATGCTTGAGATGGTTGACCGAGAAACGGTCAGTACTAATTATGAAATTGCGGTAATAGCCTCGCTACCCAGCAAGTATGATCGTTCCGAAGCCAAAAGAGCTATCAATGCTCGACTTCGTGACGCTTCCATTAGGGTAGGTGAAGTAGAAGAACATATAACTTTTTCCGGTGAAGTCGTTAAGTGCTTTTTAAGCCGGCAATGGAACACACACTTTATTACTGTCATTACGGATAACAACGAAAAAGTGTTCTTTGCTTATCGGCCTAGACTAGAGATCGGTGATAAAATTAATGCTGAGGGCAAAGTCAAAGCCCATCGCGATGAAGCCACTCAGCTTAATTATGTAAAGGTCTTTAAGTAGTTTAATTTCATTAGGAGATAAAAATGCAAATTCTTAAGGCTGGACAATTTTCTATGACCCGCAAACAACGTCAAATGAAGACCGGCGGGGCCAAACCTGTATTTACTATTTATGTCGATACGACACGTATGAATTCAACTACGGCTAGCGAAATCACGCAATTTATGAATCAGCGTGTGAGGGGTAGAGGTCCTCGCTGGACATTCGCGAAAAGAAAAGACGCGGAAAAGGTCTGGGTCTATATAACTATGAAGTGGGCATAGGAGTATACTATGCAGATTGCGATTGCAGACAAGGGTGGTAAGGTTTCTATTTGGTGCAATGTAAACAGCATCGAAGAAGACGGTTCTATTAATTTCAGAGTCATTAACGGCGCATGGGATGGCAAGTATTCCAATGGTACCGTTTTCGTTGAATATACTAAAGCAACCTACCCCGGTAATTTAGTTTGGGTTGGTTCTCGTGGCGGAAATTACAACGATGTTATTCCGTGGCTTCAAGATGAGATTGACAACCCTGAATATGTAATGACACAGCCCAATCAGTACGTTGAACCTGTTAGGGAAGTTGAAGAAGATGAGTGGGACGAAGTTCCTTTCTAATCCTTGCTACCTTCCTATATATCAGGAGGTTTCACAGACCGGGCTGTTTACATACAGTCCAATCTGGAGTAAATTTATGCTAGAAACATGTGGGCCCCCAAAGGTTACCGGTAATAGACAGCAATGGAAAGATAGTATCCAAAAATGGAACGGTCGGTTAATAAATGATGTCGTTGTATTCAACACCGAGCAAGACAAAATGTGGTTTATCCTCAATTGGTCATAGTTTTGCTTGACATCCTTTAGTAATCTTGCTATAGTGAACGTAATAAGCACAAAGGAAAATGGTAATTGTCTGCATCTTGGATAAACAAACTCAACGAAGACAACGGTAGATTGCACAAGGAAGATGTACTTAAACAGGCATTGACTGCTGCAAACCTAGGCAATGACATTTCACATCGTTTTCTATGCTACTTGAAAGCCTGTTATAACCCCTTTGAAACATTTGGGGTGAAGAAGATTCCTGATACTATCGGAATTACTGGTGCAGAAAATCCAGTAGATGAGTTTGATCAGCTTCTTGAAGACCTTGCGCAACGTCGGTTAACCGGGCATGATGCGCGTGATACTATTCAGGCACTTGCTGAGAGATTTGACAGTGAAGAATGGAATACGTTTTACGCTCCTGTCCTTCGTCGTGATGTGCGCAGTGGTATTAGTGCTACTACTGTCAATAAAATCGTAAAGAAAACTGATTACGAGATTCCGATATTCGAGTGTCAGCTTGCTACTAACAGCGAGGGACGCCCTGAAATGAAGGGTACTAAGCGGCTTGAGCCTAAGCTAGACGGTGTTCGTGTACTAATGAATGTTGTTCCCTTCCCTGGCGGCGGTGCGCATATTGTGTGCTATAGTCGCAATGGTAAGGTATTTGAAAACTTTGCACATATCGAAGAACAAGTCCATAGGAATGTTGGCGAACTCATCGCCGCTGCTAGCAAAACTAAACACATGTCAAGTGGCATACTCAAGCAGGGCTTTATACTTGATGGTGAGGTAGTCAGTAACAGCTTCCAAGAGTTGATGCGTCAGGCTCGTCGTAAGGAAAATGCGGCAGCCGAAGATAGCGTCTTCCATGTGTTTGATATTATCCCGCATGCTGATTTTAGGCGCGGTCACTGGAATGCACAATTGAGCAAGCGTATTGAATTACTTGAAGCTATGCAGCCTGCTATTGATAAGATGTCCAGTGTAGAACTGCTTCCCCATCTGATGGTTGACCTTGATACGCATGCAGGTAGAAGCCAGCTTGAGCGTTATGCTAAAGACATGGTTAATATAGGATTCGAAGGTATAATGATCAAGAATCTTGATGCACCTTATCTATGCAAACGTAGCACTGACTGGATGAAATGGAAACCTA